GTCCTCATCGCGACCGACCGCTTCACAAAGGTCCTTCAGAACAACGAGCTCGGTTATCTCCGGCGCCGGATCACGATCAAGCGCGAGGTCGGCGAGATCGACTTCGCCGAGGCAAAGCAGATCGCCAACATGTGGCCGTGCAATCTGGACAACGACGACCTGAAGGAGGTCTGGAACTGGAGCCTGCGCCACTTCGGCGTCGCCTCCCTGGTCAACGTGATGATGCGCGCCTACGACGTCATGCAGATGCAGGGTAAGAAGAAGATCGATAGCGACTGCGTCGAGGAAGCCTACACATTCCTGATGGACTAACCCACTCACCTCACCTGAAAGGATTCAAGCATGGCAAAGGATAACGAGTTGTTCAGCGGCCACACTACCGATCTCGACTTCATTCGGCTCATGAAGACAAAGCCGGATGAGGGATTCCTGGCGGACTGGAATGCCGTCGATGTCGCCCTGCGTGAGATCGCGTTTGTGAAGGGTTGACTTCGCGAGGAGATGACCATCCGCGATCGCAAGATCCAGGCAATCAGCGAGCAGGCTGCCTCCTCCATCAAATTGCTCGAGGACCTCAAGGACGGGATTGAGAAGATGATCCAAGGCTTCTGCGAGGCGCATACGCAGGACATGGTACAGGAGCCCCTCGGTGACGACGGCACGATCCTGCGGAAGAGACTGTCGTCCTGCTGCATCACGGTCGCAAAGGAATACCGCACGAAGTTCAAGGTGCAGTATGACAAGCCCGATGCGACGGAAGCTTAACCACGCCATCCGGTCGCTCGCCCATGGCATCCTCAGCCTGGACGAGGATTCGTACCGGAGCATCGTGGAGTCGGTGACCGGCCGGCGCCGCATCACGGAGTGTGACGACGAGGAAGCGAACCTCGTGTACCTGGCGCTCAAGCGGATGCGGGACAACACTGGAGTCGGTTCGCCGGTCAAGAAGAACGTTCAGCAGCAGAAGTTCATCGCGCGCCTCATGGATCATCTGAAATGGGACTGGTCGGCCACGGCGGAGTTCTGCTTCAAGGTGACCGGGAAGCGGTCGACCAAGGGGTGCAATGCAGCCGAGCTCTCGAAGGTCATTCGAGGTATGATCGCGATCATCGATCACGATCTGGCGAAGGGACGAATCGTCTTCAGCCACACCGAGCGGTTCAATTACGATCACTACACGAAGCTCCACCGGGAACAGAAACTATGAGCGCATCGGAGAAGGTCATCTGGAAGTCGAAGTGGTATCCCGAGATGACGATGACCGAGCGACAACTCGAGGTTCTCCGGTACGCTTATCCAGGCATCCAGCAGTTTGAGCCCGAGCTCCGCCGAGCGGAAGCCTGGCTCTACGCGAACCCGGACCGCGTCCCGAAAAAGAACTGGAAGGCCTTCATCAACAGCTGGATGAGGATCGCCGAGGAGAAGGCGAGGCGAGACGCTGTCAGAAACCCGCCGAACTACGGCGACAGCGCGCGCGCCCTGGCGAAGACGCCGATCCCATTGCATGAGCTGCTCAAGATCGCCGAGAAGAAGACTGAAGAGTCCACCACTGACAACAACTCGAAGGGAGACGAATCGTGATCCAAGCTTTCATCTTACTACTGTTCCTCATAGTCGTGCTCTTTTACGCCTTCTGCCAGGTGCGGAATGCAAAAGAGATCTCGGATGAAGAGAGGACCGATCAGCTGATCCTCCGCGCCCGCCGAATGTTCCCGAACGAGCGCTTCGACCACGACCGCCTCGACAAGATGTATCAGCCGTACCGGCGCGAATGGAAGGAGGCAATGGATCTCGGGGACACCCAGCGCGCGAACTCGTACCTGCGCGACCTGGTCTTGATCCACAACGCGAAGCTCCGAGCACTCGACCATGTCATCCAATTTGAATCCGAAGTTATCATCCCACTCAACAGAAAGGAAGTAACGCTATGCCCCGGAAAGTAACCTCCACCCTGAAGAGCTTCGAGGACGTCGACCAGGCGCTCCTGAAGCTCGCGAAAGCACAGACCCTCATTCAGCACGAGGAGGCTGTGATGAACGACGCCGCGCAGCGCCTGCGCGATGCCTTCGACAAGAGCACGGCCGACGCACGGCAGCAGAAAGCCGCGCTCGAGGCGGACATCGAGGCGTACTGCATCGAGAACAAGGACGAGTTCGAGGCGAAGAAGTCACGCGAGCTGGTGCACGGCATCGTCGCGTTCCGGACCGCGCCTCCGGCCGTCAAGCTCCTGAACCGGAAGTACAACTGGAAGACCGCCCTGGAGCTCCTTCGGAAGCTTCGCTTGGCGAAGTACATCCGGACGACCTACGAGGTCGACAAGGAAGCGCTCCTGACCGCGAATGCGGCCGAGGAGATCACCGACGAGAAGCTCGCAGCGTGCGGCCTGAAGATCGACCAGGGCGAGACGTTCAGCATCGACATCAAGTGGGACGCCGTGAAGGAGTGAACCTTCCGACCGACAATATTGTCGTCACCGTACTCGACGCGTTGAAGTTCATCTACCGGAAGCATCGCATTCCCCGGCTGGTGCTCTTCGACGCGGCGAGTGCAGCTCACAAGATCATCAAGGATCACATTGCCAAAGGAGAGAGATAGGATGGCACGTTGCTATACAGATGAGGATCGACTGAAGAAGATCCGGGACTTCTTCATCAAGGAAGGTCGTGTACCAAAGGAGCGAGAGTTCCGGGACGGGTTCAGTCAGATCGTCCGGGAGAGATTCGGCTCCTGGGGAAAGGCCGTTCGCCTGGCGACCGGCCAGTCCGCCGAGCGGCACTATTGGACCGACGAGGAGCTCGTCGCGGTCCTCAAGAACCTCCACGAGCGGACCGGGAAATTTCCCCGGTGGGACGAGCTCAAGTCCATCAAGAAGTCGCTTCCGGAAACGATCCGGACTCGGTTCGGAGGTCTCGATGAGGCGCTTGAGCACGCGCTCGGCACCAGTCCGCGCCTGGAAGTGCTTCGCGCCCTCGCCGTCCTGACGCCCCCTGGATGCGATCGCGCCACCTCGTCGGAGATACGGGAACTCATCGGTGAGTGGAAAAGCTCGCTCACGGTCCTCGAGATCGGGCATGCACTCAACCGGCTCCGCGAACGAGGATTTGCCGACGGCGGCCAGATGGGGCAACGAGCGTACTGGTCCATGAACTCGAGAGGCCGATTGCTTTTGAAAGCGCAGACGAGTTTACGACGACGACCCGACACAAGATCGAAGTGAGGTCCTCATGGAAAACGTCATCGACGACTCGCCGAAGGAGAGAGAATGCCCACCGAGTCTTCACGACTTCGTGCCGATCATGGAAGCGGATATGACCGTCGGGCTCGTCTGTACGATCTGCCACAAGCTGGTCCATGAGAACAGGGAGCTGAGCGGCATGGTCGTGACAGCAAGCGGAATTGTCAAGCCATCGCGGAGCGGACTCCGACGCTGAGTCAGTGAGCTACCGTCGCAACAAATATCGGCAGGACATCATCGAGCGCTTCGGCCAGGAGACGGGTCTTCCCCTCTTCGAGCAGAAGGCTCCGGAAGGCGTCTTGACGGCACTCGACCAGGCACCGAAGTCGATGTACGTTGCGACCGAGACGCGCAAGCTCGCTGAGACGATCATCACGCACGACGAGCACAGGCTCGGTGAGAAGCAGCAGAAGGTCTTGGACACGATGTACCTACGCGACGACTGGACGAACGAGGAGCTCGCACACAAGCTCGAGTGGGGCATCAACCGGGTCGTCGGCCGCGTCTTCGAACTGAGGGAACGAGGCTTGGTTGTTCCAGCGATGAAGCGAGTCTGCGGGATCACGGGGAACGTCGTTCAAGCCTGGAAGGTGAAGTAACCAGCTACGCATCAATCACAGCATCACATCACTCATAAACATTCAAGAAGGGAGCACCACAATGCCAGCAAAACTCATCATACTCACGACCGATACGCCGGGGTTGCAGCGCGACTCTATGGGCGGGATCCTTGACTACGTTGGCGAGACTATCGAGCCTCTTACCCTGTCGGTCGACAAGGGTATCGTCAAGGCCGAATTCTGCCTGGCCAACGTCGGTGACGAGGACTGGGGAAGTGGAAGCTATGACGACTTCCCCGAACGCTTCGAATATGTCGGCGGGAAGTACATGCTGAAGAATCTCATCGAGATCGTGGTCGACTCCAAGACCAAGGTCCGCCCCATCCTCTACGACGTCGGCGATACCATCGCCCTGGCGCCGGCTCCTGGTGCTGGCGTCCCGCCGTCGCGCACCATCAGCGACGTCCGCAAGGAGGGCTTCTGGCTCACCCGCGGCTGGGCCAACAAAACGACGGAGAACAACATTGCCACGCTGAACGGCCCGGCTTCCAGCGTCGATATGGGCGCTCTCTCGATCGGCAGGCACAAGGTCGACATCTATATCGACCCGGACACGCTGACCGGACAGCATGCCGTCTACTCCGGCTTCATCGACGTGAACGCCATGGCCGCCGTCTTCACGTCGGCACTCAAGGTGAACACCAAGAGCAAGAAGTAAGAGGCAGTTGACGGTGCAGGTTATGAAGCCCACCATGATCCAGAGGCGACAAGGAAACGCGGGATCAGCTCTACGGTGGTCCGTTGGCCGGCGCGAGAGTTAGAAACTTCGGTAGCGCTCACCGTCACCTTTATTATTTTTTATTCGGAGATCATCATGAGTTCAAGACCTTTGCTTTCATGCCCGCTTTGTGGATCTGCCGGCGTTGAACCCATCGCCAACCAGGCGAAGTGTAGCAACGAAAGGTGCCCGTTGTCCGGATACCTTATGCACGACGTTTATTGGAACACTCGCCTTTCGCTCACGATGGAGTCGGGTTCGCGCGCGAGCTCCGATCTGGGCCCGATTACGATCACCAACCTAGACGTGGAAGCGGTAGTGCGCGAGATAGAGCAGCACGCCGTCTACTCGTCCGGAAGAGAATACCAGATGGGCTGCGTTTCTGCGATCCGAATCCTGCTGAATCATTGCCTTGCACACTCCACGATCCGGGTGAAGTGCGGCGCCGAGGGGAACGATGGAAACCATTGAGATCAGGTCTTTCCGCATGGTAATTCTGTTCGAGATGCAGCGACGTAAGCTCGCCTCTATGACGTTCTCAGAAGCGTGGACCGCCTGCGAGCGGGCGAACGTTAAGCTTCCGTCGTCCACCCCGATCTCCGATCGGAAGCTTTTTGCTTGGCGGCTGACCGAAGCACTCAAGATGCTGGAGGAAGATGGCTGGGTCTCGATCACGTATCAATCCACGAAGTTCTCGAGCATCACACTAACGGAGAATGGCTCAACGCGTCTCCGTCCCATCATCTTCACCCACCAGGACCGTATGGGAGATCGACCGTAATGACGAGGCTCGAAGAGCTCAAGCGGCTCCTGGACAAGGTGGCGACGACCGGCGATCACTTCCGAATCGAGATCGACTACAACGGCTCGGAGTTCAAGTGGAAGATTCCTCAGCATAACGTGACCGCCGAGGAGTTGATTGTAAGAAATTTCAAGTCGCGGTCGCGCAACTATTGACGATGACAATTTTTCTCAGTACATTGAACTCGTTCAAAACCCATTACCGGCTCTCCGCTCTTCTGCAGCGAGGTTGCCGAGAGGATGTCCCAATTTTTCGGGGCAACCTTCCCGACTCCGTGAGGACCGGGGCGCCTGTAATGGGGCGTGAACGAGGTTGCCTCTTTTTTCCACGCCCGACATCCCGTGTTGTTTCAGTCGAAGTAGTTTCGTAGATTCGCCTACATACCATCGCACGGTCTGCCCTGCGATGTAGCATTAGTCAGGGATCATTCGATAACAAGAAGTCCCGTTTGCCATGCGGCGCCTCCTCCCGAGCGCCAGTGGTGAACGGGACTTTTTCATTTTAAGGAACACCCGATGGCTCGCAAGATCGAACGTCTGGATGCACGCCGACTATACTGTGAGGAGCTGAAGGAGATCCCCGAGATCGCCAAGCAGTTGAATATCCCAGAGCAGTCCGTCTACCGTTGGCGTGCCAACGACAAGAAGCGAGGCGTCGACTGGGATGCCGATCGAGAGTCCATGCGGATGACCTCATTCTCTGCGTACAAGCAGACCCTCAAGATCGCGATCGACAAGCTCAACCAGATCGCCGTCAGCGGTGAGATCGACACGAAGCAGGCCGACGCCATCGTGAAGATCATCAAGGCGGCGAAGAGCCTTCATAAGGACGTCGACTCCCTCGGCAACATCCTCCTGGCGATGTCAGACTTCACAGAGTTCCTTCAGGACCGTGATTCCGAGATCCTTGAAAAGCTCCAGCCGTACCTGGTCGAGTTCGGCACCGTGATGCAGAAGAAGTACGGAAAACGATCATAGCTCATCAACCAAAGGAATCCTCATGCACTACAAAGATGGAACACCCGCCAAGGTAGGTGACCTCGTCCGAGGCATCGGCTACAACATCAAGCACGAGATCCAGGGAATCGTCGTCGGCTGCGTCGCCTCCGACACATGCAACATCCAGGTCGCACATGTTCAGAACGACGGCCCCTACGACGGTACGCTCGTCTTCAGCGGACCGACCCCGGACCCGGCCGGACCCAACGAGAACGGCATCCCCCGGACCGTCCCAACGCTGACATACCTCCGCGTCGCGAGGGAGTACGGCGAGGCCAAGAACTTTGAGAAGATCGCCTAAGGAGCTTCATGGCTCTCACTCAAAGAGACTTTGAGAAGCAATACGGCGAGCTCGTCTCCCGCATCCAGAAGCAGTCGACGCCGTTCCCGAACGACACCACAAAGAAGCGCGAGGAACGGAAGAAACGCGCGATGGCGGACAAGTTCTTCTTCGCCGTCACGTACTTCCCCCACTATATCCAGGTGAAGGAAGAGTACCGGGCATGCTGGAAGGACCCGAGCGGGAAGTACGACTGGATCGACGCAGGCTTTGCTCCATGCCACAGGGAGTTCTTCAAGCTCTCCGACCTCCGGAACACGTTCAGCATCCTGGCCGCGTTCCGTGAGTCCGCAAAGGACACCCTGATCGGGAAGATCGATACGATGCACCAGCTGCTCTTTGAGAAGCGCTGGTTCGTCGTCGTTGTAGCGCGAACCGAGGAAAAGGCGGAATCCAAGTGCGTGCCGATCAAGATCGAGCTCGAAACGAACCTTCGACTGATCAACGACTTCGGCAACCAGGTCGGAGGCGTCGAGTGGGAGTTCGGAAGTTTCATCACCCGAGGCGGCCGCAAGATGAAGGGCTACGGTATCCAGCAGTCCCTGCGCGGAGAAGAGAACTTCGGTCATCGCCCGGACTTCATCATGGCGAACGACATCAACGATCCGACGAAGCCTGACAGCGCTGGGGTTGTCCAGAAGCATCTCGACTCCTTGAAGCAGGACATCCTGAAGTCGGTCAACTCCCCCTCCTGGTCAGGGGTGATGCTCTGCAACTACACGGTGAAGGGCGACATTGTCGACGAGATGTTGACAGGGAAGAATACAGCTCACTTCAACAAGCTCATCTTCCGTGCGCTGGTGCCGAACGATCTCGACTCCAAAGCGGACCGCGCGATCGCACTGAGCTGTCGCGCCCAGGACTTCCCGGACGGACTGAAGTCTGCCTGGGAGTTCCGGCACCCAACGCTGAAACTCCTACAGGACCGGAAGGACGATCCGGACGTCTTCGAGCCTGAGATGATGATGATGCCGCGGAGCAGGAAGGATAAGAAGTTCAAGGACTCCTTCTTCCGGTACCACACCAAGCCTGAGATCAAGGGCAGGCCGTACGTTTTCTACACCTTCGTCGACCCGTCGGCGAAGGATGCCTCCGACTATAAGGCCGTCGTCACGGTCGGTCTCGGTCTGCGCCCGGATGGTGAGACGCTGCACATCCCGATCGTCCGGGCTTCCATCCAGCAGCAGTCAATCGACGAGATGATCCTGGAGACGTATCGCCATCGCCAGGCGTACAACTCGAAACTCGTCGGCGTTGAGTCGAACGGCTTTCAGATCCTTCTCAAGAAGGAGTATATGCGACTCCAGAAGAAGCACGGCTTGCTCCCGTTTAAAGAGGTGACGCATACAGGCGAGAGCAAGCAAAGCAGGGTCGAGCGGATCGTCCCGTTCATCAAAGAGGGAACAATCACCTTCGACCAGGAAGATCCGGATCAGGAGCTGCTCATCCGTCAGCTGAAGGCCTTTCCCGATGAGACTCAGGTGGCAAAGGGTGGCATCGGCGACGACGGACCCGACGCGCTGGCCGGCTGCATCGAGCTGATCGAGTTCTTCCCCAATGCGGGTGCGGTTGGGTACACGAGCATTCAAAAGCGGTCAGCCATTTTTCCGAGAGGTGCCTGGTGACATCGTACATCAACGTGAAGGTCAAGCGGAGGCTCATCGACTGGCTGAGCCTGTTCTACGACGTTCGGACGAACATGCACGGCAACATCCAGATGAGGCTGCGTCCACGGAAGCAGAAGCACCGCAGATTGATTCGCACCGGCGAGTGGTCGAGACACGCACGCATGAAGGCACTCGGGGTGGCGTTCCTCTCCCTCTTCTACAAGGTGCGCATCACCAAGAAGGGTCGCGTTCACCTGGGCCAACGGTGAATTTCCATGTCGCACACCGAGGCGATGGTCAGTCCGTCCAGACGCTATGTGGTCGTCGAGCACAGAAAGACGGGCATCGTGTCAACGTTCGAAAAGGGACTTCTCCGAGGCAATTCGCTGCCGACAAAGAAGAACCCCTCGCACTACAAGCTTCTCTTCGAGTCAAGAAGTATGAGAGAGGCGGTCCTGTTCGAAAGAGCACATAAAGGATGTTCTACTCATCTGTGAATCGGCATTTGAAGTGAACCCGAACGTTCAAATCTTCCATGAGATTGGCGCACCATCAGTCGCGCTGGTGATGGATCAACATTACACGAATCCAATCCATCCCCTCACATTCATGGAGAGTCCAATGCAAAAGCTGTTCGGTTACCCCGGAGGGAAGTGGCCCATCCGGCACACGGTCATTGCCTGCTTTCCCGAGCACACGACGTATGTTGACGTGTTCGGCGGTGCGGCATCGATCCTGATCGCGAAGCCGCACTCGAAGGGCGAGGTCTTCAATGACAAGAATGAGCAGATCGTCAACTTCTTCCGCGTTGTGAAGCATCGGCCGGCCGAACTCGCGGAGCTCGCCCAGAACTGGATTCACAGCCGGTCCCTTTGGAACGAGGTCAGGCGTTCGGAGCCGTCGAAGGATGAGCTCGAACGAGCATTCCGGACCTGGGTGATCCTGGTCGACTCGTTCGCCAGCATGGGATTCCACTTCGGGACCGCTCGGAAGGGCATCCGTTCTGTCACCCGAGCACGGATGCACCTCAACAAGGTGGCCGACAGGTTCCGCGACGTCCACGTCGAATGCCTGGACTTTGCAAAGTGCATCCGGCTGTACGATTCCCCCGACACGTTCTTCTACTGCGACCCGCCGTATCGTGGAACGACCGGGGGCGACTCGAACTACGACCTCCTCTCGGACGCGGAATGGGAGAATCTCTTCACCGCTCTATCAACCGCGAAGGGGCGCTTCCTCCTCTCCTCAAACGCAGACGACTTCGTCCTGCGGCTGTTCAAGAAATACCACGTGCGAGAGCTCGACGTGCGGGTCACGCTGCCGCGGAAGAAGGGTACCCAGGTCCGCAAGGAGGTCCTCATCAGCAACTACAAGCTTCCCTCCACTCAGCTCATCGAAAAGCGCAAGCGCAGCTTCGCGCGGACCGACGGTGACCGAGAGCCGGAGCCGGGCACCCCTCGATCGGTGAGGGACCCTGAAATCGTACGATGTTGAAAGCGCTCAAATACCTGGCGATCATCGTGGCCTGCGTAACATCGCTCGTCATCTTGAATCGACTCCGTGGCTGCGCTTCCGTCCAGGAGGGGCACCGTTCGCGCACAGATGCCCCAGATTCGAGCTTTGCGCCCGTCACCCGGGACAGTTACCAGCCGCCATCTCTCCCTTTTTCAGAGCGGCGACTCGGGGTAAAGCTTCCGCGGGGAGTCTCGGAGACTGATGTGAAGCGGATCGTCTCCGTCGAGGTCACGAACATCCCGCCGCTCCAGGTGAAGAAGATCGACATCGTCGAGACCATGTCGGGACAGGTCATTGTGGAGCGGGATTCATCGGTGAAATCGGTGAACGTTACAACGGTAGAGCCGCGCCTGGTCAGCCTCGAATTCCGATCAGGCGCCGGACTGTCGCTCTCGAGAGACGGGTCCAGGACGGTTCTTTCTCCAGCCGGCGTGCTTGCTCCCGTCCGATGGTCCGGATCGATCGACGCGCCGACGCTGGTCGCCGATCTGGACGGCATCGGGCCCGGCGCTCAGCTGCAGGTCTATCACGACATTCATCTTGGCGCTGCACGTCTGTGGCGGTTCGACGGCGGATACCAAGCTAAACTCACACTCATCTACATGTTGTAGCGACAGCATAGAGGATCTCATGACAATCGAACTAGCCGACCAGCAGGATCAGGAACAGAAGAAAGTCACGCCCATCACTCAAGATGTCGCTGTGGTCGGACTCTATGACCGCTTCTCCTCGTACCCTTCCCAGGGACTGACCCCGGAGCGGCTTGCGAGTATCTTCATCGAAGCCGACAGCGGCGACGTCTTCAGACAGATGGAGCTCTTCGAAGAGGTTCTGGAAAAGGACCCGCACATCGCGAGCATCTTCCAGGCACGACGCCTCGCGGTCTCAGGGAAGAACTACAACATCGTGCCGGCTTCGGATTCTCCGAAGGACATCGAGATCGCCGGCGAGGTTGAACGTCTCATCAAGCGCATTCGCGGCTGGCAGAACACGTTGAACGACATGCTCGATGCCGTGCCGAAAGGCTTCTCCGTCCTCGAGATCTATTGGATTCCGAAAGATGGGAAGTACACCATCTCAAAGCTGAAGCACAAGCATCAGAAGAAGTTCCGCTTCGGCCAGGTCACCGATCTCGACTCTGACCCGGAGGAGATCCGCCTGATCGTCGACCCCAGGCACATCGACAGACTTCGCGGTCTCGTTCCGGACTCGGAGCTCGGGAAGGCGGCGATCGACGGGATCTCCCTGGAGTCCACGCCTGCCTTGCGGCGCCGGTTTGCGATCCTGCTCTGTCGAGCCAGGAGCGGGAACCCGGCTCGAACGTCGTTGCTCCGCACCCTCACCTACCTCTATCTCTTCAAGAATTACGACGTGAAGTGGTGGGTCCAATTCGCCGAGAAGATGCTCGGCTATGTCGTCGGGAAGTATGACAGCGGACAGCCTGACCAGAAGGAGCTGCTCGAGCAGGCGATCATGGGTCTCTCGACTGACGCCGCGGCGGTTATCTCGAAGGACAGTGCGATCGAGTTCGCCGAAATGGCGACCAAGGCCGCAAGCCACCAGGTGTACGGAGATCTCGCGCGCTGGTGCAACGAGGAGGCGACGAAGGTAGTTCTCGGTCACACCGGGACGAACCAGTCGACGCCGGGCAAGCTCGGCGGCGAGGACAACGCGAAGGAGGTCAAGGAAGAGCTCGTCCAGGCGGACGCGCTCGCCATGGACGAATGCATCACCGACGAGATCATCATCCCGTTCATCATCTTTAACTTTGGCGAACAGGAGGAGTACCCCTACTATAAGACGGACATCAGTGAGTCGCCGGACCTCCGCGACGAAGCAGAACTCGACCTGAAGCTCCAGGACATGGGCTTCCCGCTCACGAAGAACTACGTCAAGGAGAAGTACGGTCGACCGCTCCCCGATCCGAAAGACACGGAGGATGAAGTGCTCGTCCCTCGCCAAGGGGCACCGAACATCGTCGCCGCCAAGGATTCCCGCGTCTTCGTCGGGTCGCGTAAAAAAAAACTTCTCTCGCGCCGGTAGATGAAGCGGCGTACCACGCTCGCGTGGACGTCGTCTCCGAGAACGCGATTGATCAAGCACCCCAAATCTACGAGCTTCGCGTAGACCAACTCTCCCAATCGATCCGCGAAGCTCAGGGCTACGAGGAAGCCCTGAACCGGATCGATTCCCTCCCCACCAACAAGTCATTCCTGAAGCGGCTTTCCGATCACCTGTTCGCCTCCATCGAGACTGCGGACGCGATCGGCCGAAGCCTCATCGTCCAGAAGGATGCAGTTCATTCCGTGACCGCAAAGCAACTTCCCGGAAGTTACATCGTCGGAGCCCGGAAGGAGAACATCGCCTCGCACCGGTGGTTCGTCTGTGACGACAAGGTCGTGCGGATCTCGTATGATCTCATCCCGGAGAACGTCTCAGCGTACATCCGCTACAAAGCGCTGACGATCGCTGGCGTCGAGGACGGCCGGCTGCTCGAGGAGGTGAAGCGGCAGATCAAGCGGGCGATCGACGACGGGATTGATTTCAAGGAGTTCAAGTCAAAGGTCAATGCCATCTTCGATTCCTACGGCGTTTCAAAGGTCTCACATAACCACCTTCAAACCGTCTTCCGGACGAACGTGTTCGCCGCCTACTCCCTCGGCCAGCTGAGCCAAGTCAAGGGGATGCCAGACCGGTTCCCGATGTGGCGCTACATGGCCATCAAGGACGTCAGGACCAGAGCTAGCCACCTGGAGCTGAATGGGAAGTTATTCAAGGTCGGAGAGGGGCCGATCCCGCCGATCGATTACGGGTGCCGGTGCACGCCGCAGTACCTCCACATCACGGAGGTCGTCCGGGGTGACCTGAAGGCGCAGACCTGGAAGAAGAACAAGCAGCTGGAGCAGTTGGATATGAGGAAGTCCTTTGATGCCTGGGCGGCTGAAAACAAGGATGTTATCCCTCCGGGATCGGCCGGCTGGATTCAAGAGCAGATGTGA